GCCCCAGACGAGACGGCCGGAAGCGAAAGCGTGCCCGAGAACGACGTGACGACGGTCGGATAGCGCAGCGACGAATGCACGATCACCCGGCTCATATAGCCGAGCGGGTTGATCAACGGGCTGTCATCCGTGCTGTCCGACGTGGGGACCGTATAGAGCCCCATTCCGTAGCTCGGGTGGATTTTGAAGCGGACCGCCATGCTTTAACTCGTGATCTGGAAAACGCCGGTCGAGAGATCCCAATAGGATGTCCCCGCCGCGTTCTGAATGCGCCCCGCCGTGACCGTCCCGAGGTTTGCTGTGATCGCCGACAGCGTTCCGACGTTGAGCTTGGCAGCTGTGATCGCCCCCGCCGCGATGGCGTTGGCAACGATGGTCCCGTCAACGATCAGGTTCCCGTTTATCCCCACCGTCGAAAACCCGTTGACGCTACCGACAACAAACGCTTGGATTGTCGTCCCGTTCGAACTCGGATGCACGATAATGAACCTGTCCGCGAGAACCCCGAACTCGCTCGTGGGTGTCGCGCTGCCAGCCGGAACCGTTTTCGACAACTGCACGGACCCGATGATGCGCCCGTTGCTGTTGACGTAGACCGCGTAGTAACTCTCCACGTTCGTGATGTCGGCTTGGACGGCCGTCACTTCCTCGCTGGTGGAATTCACTGTGTCGAGAAGCGGCTTGAACCATTTCCACCAGACCGGGTTCCAGCGCCGGAACCGGTCAACCACCGACACGCGTTGATCCGGGAGCGGAGATGTCGTGTCTGTCATGCCGCGAGGCCCTCCACATCGACCGCGAGCCCAAGGATTGATTTGACGCGCGACGAGGCCGACCCGCCCGGCACGAAGTCCACGAACGCCGCATGCACCCGCGTCCGGTTCGGCCATGCGTGCACAGCAGGAACCACGAGCGTCATCGGCTGCAACGTGCCGCCCTCAACGAGGGCGTTGGTGATGCCAACCTCGAAGATCGCCCCGTCCTCCGGCATCAGCCCGAGCCGGTTAAAGCGCGCCCGCGCGGACCGCGCCGCTGACGTGCCAATGGTCGTGGAGCGTGTCGCCGTCCACGTGTCGCCGTGATCGACGCTGTGTCGGAGCGTCACGGCCGAAGCACTGCCGGGCGTCTGCGTGCGCGAACGCTGGTAGAGCGCGCCGCTCGTGGCGTGCATCAGGATTGTCTTCCCCGCGAATTCCGTCGCGTTGCCGATGGCCCATTGCCCGCCGTCGGTTTGACGTTCGTGCCAAAGGCCCGTTCGCAGATTGTATTCGTAGGACCACGACGAGCCGCGAATGCAGTAGAACGTGGCGCCGTCCCCGTTGGTGTAGGCAAACGCGGACACCGTATCGGCGGGCGTGGCTTCGGCCCGGATCAGCCGGTCCACTTCCCCCGTTGAGATGCGCCGCGCGTCGTAGCCCGCGAGCATCATCACCCCGACGAACGCCCCATCCCTGTTGCTCGCCGGCCAAATCACGGTGTCAGTGAGCGCCGCGTCAATCGTCGCCAGCGTCGGCACCACGGCTGCAGGGCAATAGGCCCCGAACTCAACCGCCTGGGACCGCTCGAACGGGAAATCAGCCGCCCCCGTGTTCTGCCAGAACTCGCAGCTCCTTGGCCCGAATAGGCACAATTCGCGCCCCCGGACGACGCCGCGCGTCAAACCGTCGGGGTTGCTCTGCGCCGATGCAAAATCGAGCGCGTCGATGCTGGTGCCGCTGTCAATGGCCGTGGTGTAGAACTCCCCATTCGAGCACGTGATGATGAAATACCCGTCCAGCGCGCACACGCTGTTGAACAGCGACGACGGTATGGCGGCGTCCAGCGTCGGCGTGCTCACCACCCCCGCCTCGATGACCCGGAATAGCCCGTCGCTCGTCACCACCGCCACCTGCGGGTTGCCACCGAGCCCATCGGAGCCCCGGCGGTTGCGTGCCATATAGGCCCAGCCGCCGGTGCTCAGCGACGCAAGCGACGTGACGCCGCCGCCCGTGCTCACGCTTTGCAGCGTCGTGCCGGTCACGACATACAGCGCGTCGTCATCGAGATTGATCGCCCCGCGCACCTGGCCAGCCGCAGCCGTGCAGAACAACGCATAGCCGTCGCACGCGGTCACAATAACGCGCGCTTTGGCCCCTGCCCCAGCTGTCTCCGCAAAGCAATTGATCAGCCGTGCCGGGTTTATCGCGCCGTCGCGGCCTTGCTCGGACTGCACGGGGATATTGATGGGGGTCAGCGCCATTAGAAGTAGTCCGCCACGCCGGGTAAACCGGAGGCTTGCGTCCCGAGATGACGCCGCAGCCGCCGGAGAATGATCGTCTCTTCCTGTTCCTTATCAGCAGCAGAGATTGGCAAGCCAAACGCCCCCCGCACTTCATTGGCAACCAAATCCCGCACCGTCAAAAACACCGCGTTCGGGATGTCTTCGTATGGAAAGTAGGTCATTTCGGCGCCGTGCCCGCTGATTTCTTCCCATTTCGCCGCCCAAACGTCGGTGATATACGTTTCATCCGTGCTGGCGATTGTCGCCCCGGCATCGAGCGCGCCTAAATGCTGCATGACGGCTGTGGCGAGTTGAGATGTTGTGTAGCTCATGCGCGATAGGCGTCCAGGGCGCCCTCATGGAATGGCGAGTTCTGCACCACGAATGACCCCTCCAGCGCCGAAGCTGTCGTCGTGCCGGTCGTTTCCCATCGGAACCACCAGCGGCCGGACATATTCGGATTGTAGTCCACGTAATAGTCGCCCGTATTTGCCTTTACCAATTTGGCGTCGGTGCCGTAGGTGTAGGTCGTCGTCGTCCCGTTTGGGCTCATCAACTTGAGCACAACTGTCGTCGGGTCCACGTCGGTCCGGCTTTCGTCCTGAAAATTTGCTGCGATCCGCACCGGACCGTTGACGTATTTTCTTCCCGGGGTGAGCATTTAGCCTCCGAATGCACGGCGCCGCGTGCTGTGACCTGTCGATGCGAACACTCTAATCGGCTCGGTTCCACGTGAAACGCCGCGCGCACCGCGCCCGACGCTCGGAAACGCCCGGATTTTCGGGGGATACCCTGCATAGATCAGTGTCGCAGTCTGCCCAGACAACGTGAACGCGCCCCGCTCTGCGGTGAGCGTAACCCTGATGGCAAAGTCAACATTCTGGCCATTGAGCGCGAACGTCGTCGCGGGCGTTGCCTCTTGAGTCCCGGCGCCGAACGCCCGCAAGCCCAGCGGGGCGAACAAAAAATGGTTCGGCGTCCAGGCGGCTTGCTCCGGCTTGGCATGAAGGGTTAGCCCCCGCCGCAGCCCTGATGTGCCGCTCGCCGTAAACGCGCCCGTTTGAGCGGGGAAGTTGAAGGCCGCGCTCGCGTCAACGCCAGTGAGGACGAAAGCGCCAGCCGAGGCATTTACCGATTCGCCGACACCGCGCCCCGTGAGCGTGAACGCGCCTGCTTCCGCAACAATGCTTGGGATGACGCCATAAGCGCCAAGCGCCTGCTTGCCAAGCGCTGAAAAGCCAAGCATCAGCCGTCCCGCGCAGCTTCAAGCGCCAGCGCCGCAATCGCGCGCTCTAGCCGCTCCACACGCTCACCTAACGCCAGCACCGCGCGTGCCAGATCGTGCGGAACCTCCATCTTGACGATTTCGCGGGTGTGCTCCGTGCGGACCTCGCGCGGGCGCCGCCATTTTGTCAACAGCGCTACGGCGTCGGCCATGTGATTGCCTCATAGGCTGCAACGGCGCCTGCAATGTCTTGAGCAGCCACGATGGACGATTTGCCGCTTAGCCGCGCGCGCTCGATGATAAGCGAAACGTGAGCAAATTGTGCATACCTCGCAAGCACAAGTTGCGCGCAGGCGTAAATCGTGTCTGCCTCGATCCCGACAGACGCAGAAAGCGTTGGGAATTGCGCTTCTCGATCTTGTTTTGAAAGCGCGTTCGAGAGTGTTTCGCCCATCGCCGAAACAGCTTGCGCTTGCGCAAATTTTTCCTGGTATGTTAAAGCCATGCCGGATCCACCCGTAATGTAACGAAGGCGGCATGCTTCCGCGTCGGCATCGACTCGCCGCGAGTAAGTCAATTTTACGTCACTCAACGGAGGGTCAGTTTCTGGTCGTGAAAACCCGCCAAGTCCAAAAACCCAGCCTGCGGCAACGTCTGGGCCACACGGTTCCCACTTAAAATTTGCGGAAACGGGAAACGGCGCTGGCGCCGTGTCAACAACACAACCATTGATCACGAGTGCATACATTGCGAGCCCCATCAATAAAACTCAAACACCACAACTAAACCTGATTTTCCGTTCCCACCAGCAGCAGAGCTCGACCCACCCGCCGCCTTGACAACAGCGCCACCTCCACCCCCTCCATAACTAGACGCTGCAATCCCGGCAGCATAACCGGGAGAACTTGGTGCAGTGCGACCCCGACCTCCGCCGCCAACTATTGACCCGCCTCCATTTCCTGAAATGGGGTCGCTAAGCGGATAAAACCAACTGGTTGCGGGGGACGCGACAGAGTTAAATATATTGCCGGAGGCTCCAGAGCCAGGTGAGCCGGGGTCGGCAGCAGGATAGGACGCGCTTGCCGTTCGGCTGGTGCCAACGCTGCCACCCGTCGCAGTCAAATGAGAGCCAAATGAAGACGTTCCACCTCCTGTCCCAGACGAAGAGCCACTTGCCCCGCCAGTGCCGCCTGCCCCAACAGTGACAGTTTCCGTGCCTCCAAGAGACCCAGCAGCAATATAGCTGGCGGCGCTCCCTCCGCCACCACCTCCGCCGCCTCCTATGGCATCTGTTGAATTTCCAGTTACACCCCCGCCACCGCCGCCGCCACCAACAACCAAAACAAACGCATATCGCAAACCGCTCGGCTTAGTCCATGTCCCGCTAGACGTAAATACTTGCACGGACATAGACGTAAGGGCTGTTTTTGCGAAGCCCGCGTCTACGGCATCTCCATTGCCGTCCCACGCAATCAGATGGTCTGCGGTGCCGGCTGTGCCGGTCACTAAATTTGTGCCCGAGCCGGTTACGTTGTTAATCCCTTGAATGTTTCCAGAGTCATCAACACTCACTAGGCTCGATTGCACACCGCGCCCGGTGCCGTCAGAGCGCACAATGCGATTGTCCGCGCCGAATTCCGTTTCTGCGGTCGTACGGACACTGAAATCCTCAGCCGCAGCCGTGATGAAAACCTGTGCGCTGCCCGAAAGGCTGATCGCTGCGTTCGAATTCGTGCTCTTGAGCACCGAGCGCGTCAGCGTCGTGCCGCTTGCCGTGTAAACGCCGCGCCCGATCTCAGACGCCGTGCCGTCCTGAATGGCGTAGGTGACCGTCTCCCCATCGGAGACGCCCGCCGCCGAAAACGACAGGAACCCAGACACGGCAGAGCCGAGCGTAATCGTGCCGGCGCCCGTCGTGCCCGTCGTCATTCGCGCCAGATTGTAGAGGCTCGCAGCCATGTCAGCCCGTCTTCCCGTTCAATGCGCGCGAGATCATCGCCCGCTCTTGCTCGATCTCGAACAGCCCCGCTTCCGCCTCGCGGATCACCTTTTCAAGAGGTGCGACGATGCTTGTGTGTCGCATCACTTCAGCGTTGTATTCGTCGCGGAACCGCGCCGATTGAGCCCGAATGGATACGGCTTCGGCGGTCAGGTCGGAAAATCGCTTCCGCAGCGTGGCTGGATCCATCATGCGAGCGTCATCACCCCATTCGAGGCATCGAAGTCCACCGTGAATGACTCCGTGTCAGCTAGCGTCACGCTCGATCCATAGTCCCAATACCCAATCAGGGGGTCAGCCGGGCTCGTCGGCGTGTCATTGTAGAGCACGGCATACCGAAACGGTCCGATGGAGCCGCCCGACGCCGTGAACACCACGTCGGCAAGCACAAGCTTATAGGTTCCGCTCGTCTGCGCACTGCTGGAGATTGTTGCCGCCGTGCCGCCCGCCGTGTAGCCATTGCCGGAACTGATTTCCGTGATGTCGGAGAACGTCGAATTCGCGGACGATGGCGCCGTGTTCGTGAGCGCGACTTTCAGCGTGTCGGAGCCGAGGTTGTGCACCTTCTCCGCGAGGTGCTCAACAAACGCATTGAATTTGTTGAAGCTGGCCATGCCGCCCCCTTGGCATTGGGGCGGCCGAAGCCGCCCCGTTGGCTCAGATCAGGTAATAGAGAACGTAGGCCGCAGCCGTGCCCGCCGCGAAAGCGTTTGCCGCCGCGTTGGCCTCGATCTGCACCATCGTCTTTTCGGAGAAGTACAGCGGGTCCGGGTAGAACTGGATCCGCTGATTACCCGTGTGCAATTCAGCAATCCCGTCGCCCGTCAGAACGCCAGCATTGGAAAACCCAGTGGCGGAGGCATTCTCACCGCTGTTCGTATAGGTGACGTTCGTTTCCGGGTCGGTGTAGGTCGCCGCCCCGCCACCGTTTGCGGCCCAGCCGAGATCCATATCAAGGCTCTCGGTGCCGGTGTCGATGTCGTCACAGACGAACACCGTGCCGATCACCATGCAGTTCTTCGGCAAGTAGCCGAGTTCGAAAATATCGCCGTCCTCGACATTCGCAGCAATTTCGTACTTGGCGTGCCAGACCTTGACGTTCTTCGAAAGCCCGTGCGTGGCGCCCACGCTCAACGGGCTGTTAGACAGCGTTTCCGCAGCCATTGGCAGATCCTCATTCAGATTGTTGGGAGATCAGAGCGGGCGGAGACGCCCGCCCGTCATCATGCGTCAGCAGCGGCCGCGAAATATCCGGTGACCACGCCGTGGTCCTTCAAGTCGTCGGTATCGGTCGTGCCGGAGCCGAACCGCATCTTCTCGACTTTGTACCACTGCTTGATGCCGAGGCCGACCGCGCGCTTGTAGTCGAACTCCTCCTCCACCGTCTGCGGGCGCATCGCCCACGCCATGCCGAGCGCCTGGGCGCCGCACAGGTAGCAGGGCCGCACCACGGCGGACGAATTGCCCACAGCGCCGAGCGAGGGAATGTCCTCAATCTCGTAAATGTAGACGTTCTCCCACACGTAGTCGGCGCCGGTGAACAACGGGTTGTCCATCCCCCGGTTGCGGGCCTCGCGATTGGCCTGGACGAACGTGGAGTTAGACGCCAGATCGCGCACCATCTGCGTTGGCGCGAACAGCACATAACCGTCGCTTGACCCGATGGACGTTTTGGCACGCATCGGACGGATGCGCGGGTTGGCCGTCTTGGCCATGCGCTTCATGAGCGCGATGGCGTCCGGCGTCAGCTTGTCGCTCGTCGTATCGACATTCGCCAGCGAGGCCGAATGGTCGTTTGACGAGTTGTTCGCCTTCGCAGCGCCGAACAACACGCGGTCGGCGTTGTCAGCCAACCAAGCGTCTTTCTGCGCCTCCGAAGCCGATGCGTAGGCCACGCCGTTGATGGAGCCGAGCGCCGCGATGATGTTGTCGCGGTCCAACTCCATGTTCCAGTCCATCAAGATGTCCTTGTGGGCCTGGCGCAGATCGATGGCCGTTTTCTGGGCCTCGAACTTCTTGAAGCGGACGGCGTGCGCGTACTCGCGAACCGTCACCTGCATCGAGCGGAGGTCGGCCTCTTCTTCCGCGCCCTCCAGCGCGTCGGAGGCGCCCTTGGCCGAACCCGTCAGACGGTTGACAAGCGTAAACGTCACGCTGTCTCCCGGCTTCTTGGTCAGATCCTCCTTCACCTGGATCATTTTGGACGATCCGGTGCCCATGAACTGTTTGAACCAGTTCGCATTCAGGTACTCGCGAAAATAGTTACTGTCCCACTGTTGGACAGTCAGGCCGGTCGGCACAGCGGTTTCCGCCATGTCAGGTCTCCGTTATCCGAGGATGTCTTCCAGCGATGGCGGTCCGTCAAACTGCCCCTTGGTGTTGCGGGGCTGTTGGGACACATCGCGCGCGAGGCTACGCGGCACGGGCGCCGCAGGCTTCGTGTCGGCTTTGGGCGCCGGGGACTGGCCAAGCTCCGCAAGGATTTGCTCCCGCAGCTTGGCTTTGTAAGCCTCAGGATCGGTGCCGATTTCGGTCATGAGGCGGAGCTGGCGGCCCGTCTCATAGGCGAATTTGGCCGGCGACGGATGCTGCATCATCTGCTGGATCAAAGCGGGGTTCGCCCTCGCCTGTTCCGAGAATTCAGCAACGATGTCGTCGTAGTCCTGGTGCCGCTCGCGCATCAGCATTTCGCTGGTTGCAACTTTCGTCTCGAACAGCTGCATCGCGAATTGGTTGTGCAGTTGTGCCGCCGCGCTCTGTGGGTCCATGTCCCACGACGGCGGCTCCACGTGCTGCGGCTGATGGTTGAGCCGGTCCTCCAACTCCTTCAACCGACGCTCCGCCTCTTGGCGTTTGCGCCGCTCTTCGAGATGGGCTTTCTTCGGGATGTAATCGCCTTCCGGCGCTTCCTGCGCTGGCATGCCCGGCGGCGGCACGGCCTCTGCTTTTACGCCCTGGTCTTGCGGGTGCGGTTCGACGGCTTGCGGCTCGGATTGAGCAATAGCGGTCTGATCCGCCCCCTCATCATCGAGGAAGTCGGCAAGCGAGTTCTGATCCTGCATCGTTAGCCCTGTGACGCCCGATTAGCCCGGCGGCGGCATTCCATCGCCCGGAGGAGCCCCGGCGGCGGGCATCGGGGGCGGCATGCCTCCCGAATTCGGTTGGCCGCTCATGGGCGGCACGATCTGTGGTGCGCGGATGACGCCGATTTCGGCGTCCGCTTTGTCGGCATCAACCAGCGCCTTGAGCGCGTCTGCCTTCAATTTCTCGATCTCGGCTTCGGTTTTCTTGATCGCCTGCTCAAGCTGGATCTTGGCCGCCTCTGCAGCCACGGGGTCTTGCCCCTGGCCTTGGCCCATGATCTCCAGCAAGCGCTTCTTGTTCCGCAGCGACGACGCCTCGATGTAAACTTGCGGCGGGAACACGACGGCCGGCGCGAGCTTCGTGAGCATGTCGAACTGCTCCATTTGCACGTTCGCGCTGTCCGGCACTTCCTCCAGCGTGATGTCCATGTCCATCTCGGTCGCGTTGTTGGCGACACGGACGGTCATTTGCAGTTGGCCCGCAACGTTCGGATCGGCCGCTAGCTCTTGCAATTTGGCGTCGGCTTGCTGCTCATCCGCGCCGTTCTTGATCAGCCGCTCGCGCAATTCCTCCGCAGCCGTGACCGGGCGGTTCATGCCGACGAACTTCACGTTCTTCTCGTCGTCGGTGACCCTGATCCACCATTCCTCGCGCTTGTACTGGCGAATGAGATCCCAGATGCCGCGATAGACGCGCCGCTTCATGTGCCGGTGCCGGTCCAGCAATAGGCTGATCTCGGTCTGGCCGCCCTGCTGGTTGGCGAGGATCGCGCGGCCCGATGGCGCGCTGTCCTGCTTGCCCTGCATCGCCGCGTTCGGCCCCATGAGCTCGATTTCGGCCTTTGCCTCCTGGAGCAGATTGAGCTCGGCGGTCAATTGTTCGCCGGCCGCCATCACCTCGAATTGGAAGCCGGGGTTGGTGACGATCACGCCGTCAGGCTTGGCCAATTCGGACTTGAGCGCATCCACGTCCTCAACGGCGCCGTGCTCGGTCCGCACCTGGCGCATCGTGAGGCGGTGCAGCGCCTTCGACCGGCGCTTGTTGATCTCGTCCTGCACCCCGATCATCGAGTGCACGATGCCGTATCGGTTGTTCTGGCGATCCACGAACGCGGATTGCAAGAACAGCGGG